CTGCGATCCGGGCGGCGGGTCAGTCTTACTCCCTGAACGTCCGTCTGGACGGGGACACCAGCATTGGGCGGAACTGGGCAGAAACGCACTGAGGCATTACGCATCTACCTAGCGGGGTACATCGACGGAGAGGGGTGCCTGATCTTCAAGAACGGGCGACTCGCGGTCTCTGTCGATTCGATCTACCCCTACACGATCCGGGTCTTCAAGAGCTTGTACGGAGGCCACATCCAGAAGCGATCTGACCGCCGCAAGCCCAACAACCGCACCTGCTACAAGTGGCGCGTCCACGGAGACAACGCGGCTGTGCTGCTTGAGGACGTTCTGCCCTTCCTAAGAGAGAAGAAGCTCCAGGCCATCCTGTGCTTGGCGCTGCGAGGAACACCCCCCGGACCTACGCGACAGGGTCTGGAGGCTCAACTCAAGTCGCTGAAGTACGTCGAGTATGATGAGGAAGAGGAAGAAGAAGAACACCCTGCTGATTGACGCGGACATCCTTGTCCACCGTGCATCTGTCCGATCCGAGCAGGAGATCTGCTGGGATCCAGACGATGAGATCTGGTCGCTGCACGCTGACCTCAAGGAGGCCAAGGCAGATCTCCAGCGGGACATCGAGCACCTTGAGGAGCTCCTCGGCAGCGTCCGCACCATCCTCGCCTTCAGTGCGCGGAAGACCTTCCGGCACGCGCTGAACAGCAGCTACAAGGCAGCGAGGAAGAAGGGTCGCAAGCCCGTGGTCTTCCGCCAGCTCCGCTCTTGGGCCAAGACGAAGTGGGAGACGATCGAGTGGCCAGCCCTCGAGGCCGACGATGTGCTGGGGATCCTGGCCAAGAGCCACAGCGTGCCCTCGCCCAAGATCGTGGTCTCCGACGACAAGGATCTGGAGACCATCCCCTGCAAGCTGTTCAAGCCCGGCAAACCTGATCTGGGGGTGCAGACGATCACCTACAAGTCAGCCCGCCGGAAGCACCTGCTCCAGACGCTGACCGGGGACAGCACCGATGGCTACCCCGGACTGCCGGGGTGCGGACCCAAGACCGCCGAGAAGCTGCTGGACGCCGGCACCTGGGACGAGGTGGTCAGCGCCTACGAGGCCAAGGGGCTCAACGAGACCGAGGCGTTGCTCCAGGCACGCATGGCCAAGATCCTGACCCCCGCTCTGTACGACCAGAACACACACGAGGTGACCCTGTGGGACCCGAAGAAGCACAAGTGAAGACAGCGGTCGATGAGCTCCTCGAGTTCCATCTGGCCTTCTGCTACCGGGCGTACCAGATCTGCGCCAAGAAGAACCACGACTACGCCGGCGCCGAGGGCATGAGCCCTTGGAGGAACTTCGAGACCTGTGAGCAGCTAGGGCTGGCGCGCACTGAGGCGGGCTTTCTGATCCGCATGGGCGACAAGCTCAACCGGCTAGTGACCTTCGTTCGCGACGGCCGTCTGGCGGTGGACAACGAGGGTGCCATGGACGCCCTGCTGGACATCATCAACTACAGCATCCTGCTGGCGGCCTACATGCAGAAGCGGGAGGCGACCGATGGCGAGTGAGGGCCTCGGAGTCAAAGTGACCACGAAGCCCGTGGTCGATTCCCCTACGGAGTCCAAGTTCCCTGCCGTACCAAAACCCCTTCTGGAGCGGTTGGACGAGCTGTTTCCCGACGAGTGCCCCAGCTTGGATTCTGGAGAGCGCCAGATCTGGTTCGCGGTCGGGCAACGAAGCGTTGTCGCGCTCCTCAAAGCTGAGTACGAGCAGCAGACCAAAGAGTCCCAGACCTAGTGTCCTCATCCCAGGGGGTCGCCTTTACGCACGGAGGTGACCCCCACCCTTTCCCCCACAGACCATGTGTATCTCCAGCCCGAAGATGCCGAAGGCGCCGGCTGCTCCCGCCGCCGCACCGCCGGCCCCTCAGCCGACTGCCACGCAGCTTCAGCCTTCTGATGCACTGAAGTCCCGCATGCCTTCCTTCGGTGGCGATAGCTCCTCGATGATGAGCCGCCTCCGCATCCCGCTGAAGTACTGATGCATTTCTACGGATCGGCCGCCAGCACCTACGAGAGGTTCGCAGCGGAGCGCGAGAGCTACCTAGACCGCGCTCGTGCGGTGGCTGCGCTGACGATCCCTCACCTCATGGTGGAGCAGGGCTACCGAGGCACCACTGATCTGCCTACGCCCTACCAGGGCATCGGTGCCCAGGCTGTGGCCTCCCTGAGCTCGAAGCTCCTGATGGCGCTGTTCCCGCCGAACACGCCGTTCTTCAAGCTTCAGGTCGATCCCTACAAGCTCGACGAGGTGACCGGGGACCCCGCTGTCCGCACCGAGGTCGAGACCACGCTGAACAAGATCGAGCAAGCCGTCATGGCGGAAGTCGAGGCTGAGGGCTACAGGCCGGCGCTGTTCGAGGCCATCAAGCAGCTCGTCATCGCCGGCAACGCCCTCGTCTACCTTCCGCCTGACGGTGGCATGCGGGTCTACAAGCTGGACCGCTACGTCCTCAAGCGTGACCCCAGCGGTCGCATGATGAAGATCCTGCTCAAGGAGCAGATCGCGCCGGCGGTGCTGCCCGACGAGCTCCGGGCGCTCATCCCCGACGCCAAGGGTCCTGAGGACACCGTGGATGTGTACACCTGCATCCACCGGATCGACGACAAGCGGTTCGAGGTGTACCAAGAGGTGGCTGGCGAAGTGGTCGATTCGACCATGGGCGAGTACACCGAGGACACCCTGCCCTACCTCGCGCTCCGCATGGACGAGGTGACCGGGGAGAGCTACGCCTACGGCTATGCCACCCAGTACCTGGGCGACCTCAAGTCCCTCGAGGGCCTCTCGCAGGGCCTTGTGGAGGCAGCCGCCATGGCCTCCAAGTGCCTCTGGCTGGTGGACCCTGCGTCCCCCACCAGGGCGCGCACGCTGGCTGACAGCCCCAACGGAGCCATCCGTGAGGGGCGTGAGCAGGATGTCTCCATGGTGACCATGGGTGCCAAGGCAGCCGACATGCGGATCGCCTTCGAGGCCGCCGGCCAGATCCGTGACCGCCTCGGCATGGCGTTTCTCATGTCCAGCGGGCTCCAGCGCAAAGGTGAGCGCGTGACGGCGACTGAGTGGCGGGTGCTGTCCGAGGAGCTCGAGAGCGTCCTCAGCGGCTCCTACGCGGCCCTCAGCGCCAGCATGCAGCTCCCGCTCGTGACGCTGATCATGGACCGCATGACGCGTGAGCGGCGGCTGCCCAAGCTGCCGAAAGACATCGTTCACCCCAGCATCGTGACAGGAGTCGAGGCGCTGGGGCGAGGGGCTGACCTGATGAGGCTGGACCAGTTCATCGCTGGAGCCATGCAACAGGTTGGACCCGAAGTACTGGCGCAGTTCATGAACATGGGTGACTACCTCGCCCGCCGCGCCACTGCTCTGGGCTTGGTCACCGATGGGTTGATCAAGTCGCAGGAGCAGATCGAGGCCGAGCGCCAGCAGATGATGCAGGCGCAGATGGTCAACCAACTCGGCCCGGACGCCATGAAGCTCGCGGCCCAAGCATCACAACAGGAGCAGCAACCCGATGGGTGAAACCCACAGCGTCAGCATCAGCAGCGGCGGTCCCTCCGGACCCGAAGCCCCCAACGCGCCGGCCACCGAGGCCACCAGCAACAGCGAGGGCTTCGTCAACCTGCCGACCGACCCGCAACCGACAGAAGAGCAGGTCGCACCTGAGCGCCCTGAATGGCTGGATGACAAGTTCGAGTCGCCTGAGGACCTCGCGCGGGCCTACGCGGAGCTCCAGTCCCACATGGGTCAGCAGGAGGCAGAAGCCCCTGAGGTTGAAGACAGCGCCCCTGAAGTTGGCGTCGGCACTCAAGCCCTCGAGCCCTTCGCTGAGGAGTACTACTCGACCGGCGCACTCTCTGAGGAGAGCTTCACGCAGCTTGAAGGCATGGGTCTCAGCCGGGATCTGGTCCAAGCCTTCATGGAGGGACAGCAAGCCGTCCAATCTGCCGAGGTCAACCAGATCTTCGCTCAGGTCGGCGGTGAGGAAGCGTATGGCGAGGCTCTGGCCTGGGCGGCGCAGAACATGAGCCCCGAGGAGATCGTGGCCTACAACGAGCAGGTGGAGAGCGGAGACCTCACCACGGCGACCGTTGCCGTTCGCGGCCTCATGGCCCAGTACCGCCAAGGCTCCCCCGCCGGCACTCGCTCCAACCTGCTCCCCAGCGAGCCCGTTGGCCCTGGTGGCCTCGCGCCCTACGAGTCCGTTGCTCAACTCATGACCGACATGAGGAGCAAGGAGTACAAGACCGACCCCGCCTTCCGCGCCCGCGTGCAGGACAGGCTCTCCCGTTCCAACGTAATGTGATGCACGCTGCCCGCCTCTGGCCCGTCCTCCTCGTCCTCCTTCCTTCCTGCATCGGCGCCCAGCTCGCTGAGACCGAGGGGCGCATCGTTGAGGCGCTTCAGGACTCGCAGGTGGCCACCTTGGATGCCTACGCTGACCACAGCGACGGCACCATCACCGCAGAGGAGCTCGACGAGGAGCTTGAGGACATCCGCGAGGAGCGGGACCAGACGGTGTCAGATGCGTGGGGTGAGCTGGAGGACCATGTGAAGGCCGAGGTCAACCGCGTGCAGATGACCGCAAAGGCTGCCGCTGGTGGGATCCTTGGCGGTGGACCGCTGGTGGATCTACTGGCTGCCATCGGCACTTCGATTGCCGGCGGTGCTTACACCACCAACCGCATGCGCGACACCAAGCGCCGCATGCGCGGTGAGCCTGTAGGCCAACAGACGAACGCCTGACATCGAGCATCGATGTCTGTCCCGGCCCGCTTCGGCGGACAACCGGCTGCTCCAGGCGATGGAGTAGGTGTCAGGAGTGACGGGACCCTTCAGGGTCAAACCTTCTTTCACTGACAAACGAACACAGGAGCAATCCAATGGTCGATGTTTCGAGGCTGGGTGAGAACCTAGCAGACGGCGGTGACGCCAACGTCAACTTCCTCAAGGTCTGGGCCGGCGAGATCCTCGCCACCTTCCAAGAGGCCAACAAGTTCATGCCTCTCACCATGTCGCGCACGATCTCGACTGGTAAGAGCGCCACGTTCCCCGTTATCGGGACCGCAGCGGCTCACTGGCACACGCCGGGTGAGTCCGTGATCACTGATCAGGACGCCGGCTCTGCTGAGTACCTGAGCAAGATCAAGGTCACCGAGCGGGAGATCTTCATCGACGACTGCCTCGTGTCGAGCGTCCTCGTTGACGACCTCGATGCGATGAAGTCGCACTGGGACTACCGCAGCGAGTACTCGTCCGCCATCGGGCGTGCGCTCGCCAAGGAGGCCGATGAGCACATCCTTGCGACGATCTACGCTGGTGCCTCGGCAACGGCCAACATCCCTGGTGTGACCGCTGCTGGTAAGGTGATCACGGAGTCCGATGCCGCGACCAACGTGGACAACCTGATCGACTACTGCTTCGATATCGCGCAGACGTTCGACGAGAACGATGTGCCGATGGAAGAGCGGTATCTCGCTGTCGCGCCTTCGACGTACTACCTGCTGGCTGACAAGACGGACCTCGTCAACCGTGACTTCACTGCGGGCAACGGCGACTTCGCTGACGGCACCGTGATGAAGGTGGCGGGCCTGACGATCGTCAAGACCAACAACTTCGGTTCTGGGGATCTGTCTTCGACCGCAGACAGCGGCTCCAAGAACGATGTCTTCGGCAGCTCTGGCGTTGGCTACAACGGCAACTGGACGAACGTCGTTGCCCTCGGCTTCCACCGCAGCGCCGTTGGCACCGTGAAGATGGCGGACCTGTCCGTGGCGACCGAGTACCAGCTCGAGCGCCTGAGCACGCTGATGCTCGCCAAGTACGCGATGGGGCACAACTACCTCCGCCCGGAGGCGTGCGCGCTCATCAAGACCGCCTGACGTTCATGGGGTGGCCGCTGGCCACTCTGTGTGATGCTTCTGGCCGGGGGTCCATTCGTGGGCTCCCGGCCTTTCCCCACCACTAGAGCATGAGCAACTTCACGACCGAGCTAGAGGCCGTCAACACGATGCTGTCGGCAGTCGGCAGCCAGCCAGTCAGCAGCCTGGATGCTGGAGCTGAAGTCGCCATCGCCAAGAACATCCTGCGGGAGACGCGCCGAGAGGTGCTCTCGCGGGGCTGGTCCTTCAACTACGAGACCGAGGTCAAGCTGACCCCCGTGGGCGACCAAGTCGTGCTCGCGGAGACGGTGCTGCGGATCGATGGATCCACTGGCCACAACAGCAACCTCGACTTGGTCCAGAGAGGCACGCTCCTCTACGACCGCAAGGGCCACACCTACACGATCACTGACACCGTGACCGTGGACATCATCTACAACCTTGAGTGGACCCTGCTCCCCGAGGTGGCTCGTCGCTACATCATGATCCGCTCTGCGCGGGTCTTCGCTGATCGTGTGGTGGGCTACGGCCCCCAGCACAACTTCACGCTGGCGGACGAGTACCAAGCCCTGACGGACCTCAAGGACGCCGAGGGTGACACGGCTGACCACAACTACCTCACCGGGAACAACGATGTGTACCGCGTGGTGGCCCGACAGAGCGTGAGCCGCAAGATCCGCTACTGATGGGGCTGATCACGCACTCCACCGACAGCATGGTCGGGGGTGTCAGCCAGCAACCGCCGACGCGACGCTTCGCTTCCCAGGCTGAGGTGCAGGAGAACGCCCTTGGCACCATCATCGAGGGGCTCCGCAAGAGGCCACCTACGGAGCATGTGGGTGAGCTCGCAGCAGCCTTCACGGGCGCTGTCGCCTACCACACGATCAACCGTGACGCCACCGAGAGGTACGTCGTGGCGGCTCAGGACAAGAGGCTGAAGGTCTATGACCTCGCTGATGGGTCCGTCAACACCGTCTACGACATCAACGGAGATGTGGCCACCTTCGGGGCCGGCGGTGACTTTGACTACCTAGCCACCACGGACCCTGTTAACGACCTCGAGTTCCTGACGATTGCCGATGCCACCATCATCGTCAACAAGGCCATCCAGCCGAAGATGGACGCAGCCACCACGACTGATCGTGGCTTCGAGGCGCTGGCGTTCGTCAAGCAGGGCAACTACAGCACCAAGTACACCCTGACGGTAGACGCGCGCACCGCCACGGTTGAAACAGGCGACAGCAGCACCGCAGCCAATGAACCAGGGATCCGAACGGACTTCATCGCAGAGAAGCTGGTCGATGCTCTTACCACCGGTTCCGCTACGAACACCAACGGCGTCACTGTTAGCACTTCTGGTGATGTACTGGATGCTAATGACTACGACGTGCAGCGCGAAGGCAGCACCATCTGGATCAAGCGGGACGACGGCGCGGACTTCGACATCATCAGTGATGACTCCGTTGCCAGCTCAGTCCTCGCGGTGATCAAGGACTCGGTCCAGACCTTCTCCGTACTGCCCACGGTTGCCCCCAACGGGTTCACAATCAAGATCGACGGAGTGCCCGATCAGGGCACCGTGGGCGCCACTTCCTACTACGTCCAGTTCGAGACCACGGACACCGACGCCACTGCGTTCGGTGACGGCGTCTGGGAGGAGGCCGTGGCGGGAGGCATCGAGTTCAAGCCGAACTACGCCTTCATGCCGCACCTGCTGGCGCGTCTGAGCAACGGTGACTTCCTGTTCACCCAAGTGAGCGGCACGGCCCTTGGTGGCTCCATCGGCACCACTGCGCCCT